GGTACACCAAATTTTGAAAGTGTTGCCATTTTGTTTTCTCTCCTTAATACTATTATTTACACTTTTGTATGAATTATAAAAATTTTTATATCCATTTAAAGGTAAATTAAAGGGATAAGGTTCGCTTACCCCTTTATTTTATTAACTTGTTAAACTTTCTCCAGTGTTTTTGATACGAAGTGGAATATAGATAAATTCAATTGCTTTCACTGGTTGAATAGCAATATCAATCCATAATTCATTTCTATCAATTCTGGCACCAGTATTGTTTGTTTCATCACAAACTACTAAGAAATCAAACACTGCTCTCTTAGAAACAAGATCTTCAAAGAATCTATTGAAAGTATCTGTAACTTGATCTCTAGTAATTCTGTCATTTGGTTCAAACAAGAAAGGTTTTGCAAGTTGGTCTAATTGGTATCTTAGATACACAATCAGTCTTGCTACATTAACTCTATCAAGTGCTGACGCAATTGGTGATAGTGTCTTCTGACCAAATACCACTAATCCTCTGTTTGGAATAAACGCAATTGGATTTAACTTGTTTGCGTATAGTGTGTCTCTTTGACCTTCTGACAATGTTACTGCTTTAAACTCTTCTTCGCTAGTGATATAACCAACTGAAGTTGAGTTGTCTACTAAACCTCTTGTGAAGCCTGCTGGTGCAAACCATGGAAACGCCACCTGATCATTAAATGCCATTGTTCTCATAGCAATATGTGTTGGTGGAACTGTTACATTGTTGCCTGCTAGATCTGATGTAAATCCTGAAGGATAATACACAGCCGCATACGGAGTACCAGTCAATAAACCATCTTCTCCATTTGTTGGAGCCTTGTTGGCATTGGTTGCCCAATTTTGAATTGACGTTCCGTCTGGTGCTAATCTAAATGGTGTGTCAGCAAGTACAAATGCTGTTAATTTTCTATCTGTACTTAATGCAACCATTTCGTCAAGTAACTCTGGATAACCAGGAGCGGCAATCAAGTTAAAGAATCTTGATTCTGCTCTGATATCTTCGTTGCCTTGTAACGCACCTTGCATTGCTGTAACAATCACATTTCTTTGTGCTTGTCTGCCAGTGTATGGTGACCCATCAGTTTTTAATCCTGATTCAGTTACCCAAATGTTACCATTGTTTGTGTTATCAAAAGTGTAATTAGTTACATATTTTTTAACATTGTAACCTGACAATCTTGTGTTAAACAATAGTATGCCTTCTGGATAAACAGCAGGATCTGGAGCATCTGAATGGAAGTTAGCATACGCTGAACCCCAATCTTGATCATCTTCGTTTGCTCCACCTGGGTTACCTACTGCATCACCAAACACAACACCTGATGCTGTGCTTTGATCTGCATTGTCTAGTAATACCCAAGCTGATGTGGCTGTACTGTATTTGTAAATTTTTGGATAAGCATCTAATTCATCAGAGTCAATCCAAACATCACCGTCTTGTAAGTTTGAAGTTTCGTCTGATCTCTTAGTTGGTTCACCTGATACAATTTGTAAATCTCTAATACCGCCTGATACTACAGAATTTGCATCGTATCTATCTTTTGAGTTAGCATAAGCCAACCATTTCATAGTACCGCCATCGTTTTCTGCAATGTACAAGTCTGCGTCTTGAGTTGTTTTGTACCATAGTGAGCCATTTACTGGATCACTTGTTGGTGCTGAAGCTGATGCTTCGTAAGTTGCATCTGACCAAAGTGATTTGTAGTAAAATGCTGGTGTGCCTGATGATGTGTTATCAGTAAATCCAAGATCTGAAGTTGACGCACCTTTGATGTTTGTGTCATCAGCACCGTCTTGAATGTAAACTGCATAACCACCAGTTCTTGTTAATTTTAAATATTGTCTTGTTGCACTAACATAATCAATACTAGCAGTGATGTTTGCTGACTGTAGTGTTGAATCATTATTAACTGCTGTGACAATCTCAGCAAGTGTTACTGGGTTACCTGCACCTGCGGCACCTGTTACTGTAATAGTTTGGCCATTAATTTCCATTCTAATTGCAGTGTTGGATCCACCTGTTGCTACACCATTGTGTAATGATGCGGCATTACCAGTTGCAACTGTTGATGTACCTGCTCCTCTAATTCTAACTTCGTATTGAATTTCCGGAGTTGCAGTTGCACCGCTAAATGCTTCAATTGATTTTTTAGCAAAATCAGTTGATGATACAGTTGATGAGGTTGCTGTGAAATTTGCTCTTAATTCTGATGCAATGTTACCATCATCAAAATCATCAAATCTTACGTACACATCATTAGCAGATAGTGAGCTACCACCTTGTGCTGTAGCGGCATCATCTCTTGAATATATTTCAGATGAGATTGATGACCATGAGCTTGTTGCTGTGCTGTATGATTTCATTACAATGTTTGCACCTTGACCACCTGATGTTGATTTTAACCAAACATCTTTGTAGTTACCAGATACTGCCACAGTTGGTGCTGTACCGTTACCTGATTGAATGTAAACATTGGCGCTTGTTGCTGTTTTCCATGATGGTGAACCTACCACTTCCCATGTGCCTGAAACTTTTTGATAAAGTTTTGCTGGTGAAGTAGAAGCCACTAACACATAATCTAAATCTTGGCCATAAGTTGTAACCGGATCACCATTAGATGCTACGTTACCGCCTGCGGCACCTGGAGTATCAAGTAATACTGTTGGTGTCATCTTATCCCAAGCATTTGGAGTTGCTGTTGTGTTTGCTGTAAATAATCCCCAATCTGTGTTAGTTGTGTCTAACCAGTATGTTCCATCTGCTGGAGCAAGTTTTGGAGCGTTTGTAGAACCTTCTAACTGATCTAAGTCTATGTTAGCTCTTACTACATATGATCTATTAGAAATTCCTAAGTATGAATATGTTGATAGCAAACCGTATTCATTTCTTTCATCACCGTGTAGCATTGTGCCTTGTAGTGATTTGAATGATGGTTCGCCAAAGGTTGTAACCAGTTCTCTTTGCGAAGTGATCAAAAATGGTACTCCAGCATTTGCTGAAGTTGTACCAACAGCAGTATTGCCTGTGCTCGGATCTGTTTTGTCCTGTGCAGTAGCAACAACTACCAAAGGTACTGTACCTTGACCAGCTGATGCATACATTGATTCGTCAATGACTGAAACTGATACACCTGGTGATACTAAAGTTGGCATAGTTTATTTTCTCCCTACTATATGTGACAATTTTATTGTCTACTCTATATTATATAATGATATTTAGCCAATCTTTATAAAAAACACCAGAAGTACATTCCCTTTAAAGGTATTAAATAAACATAGTATGAGCGTGAAAGACGATATAAAGCACATAAGACCATTATGTAATTCTTGTAAAACTAGACCTGCGGCTTTTAATTACAAAAGAAAAGGCAAAGTTTATTATCGTAAAAAATGTGATCAATGTATCAAAACTGATGCAGGTGAGAGAACAAAATACAATTATTCATGGGTCAAAAGCGGATATAGAAAGAAAAGTATCTGTGAAAAATGTGGCTTTAAATCAAAACATCCTTCACAAATGGACGTTTATCACATAGACGGCAACTTAAAAAATTCTAGTTGGGATAACTTAAAAAGTATATGTGCTAATTGTAGTAGAATCAAAAGTCTTGACGAAGTAGGGTGGAAACAAGGTGATTTATTACCAGATTAGTAATTGCAACTGACTTTGGTTTCAGGATTAATTTGATCTTGTATAGGCTTTTCAATATCAAATTCTTCATTGATAGATGCTGAAGGTTTGAATTCACAGTCTGTAACTTTAAAAGAACAAGCACTAAACAGCAGTAAAAAACATATAAAAATTAGTTTCATAGAACATATTTATTGTGGTAGTCCTGACAGGATTTGAACCTGTATCGCTCTCTAATCTGGAGACTGTGCCGAGTATAAGCCGGGTGTTTTACCATTAAACTACAGGACTTTTGTTTTTTATTTTTTCTTTTTCTTACTGCCCCATCCCCAAGTTTTTTTAATCTTGCTAGGATCTGATTTTTGCATAGGTGGACAAATTGTTGGTTTGTTTGTTTTTAACCATTCTTTAACTGCTTGTTGTTCTGCTTCTGATTTAGTTGGTTTTTTCATATATCTTCCTTTAAGTTGGTGCGAGCAGAGGGACTCGAACCCACACACCATAATTGATAACGGATTTTAAGTCCGTTGCGTCTACCTATTCCGCCATGCTCGCAATCACTACATTTTCTCGTCAAACGTTGACATTAAGTCTGGTTTAACTTTGCGATTAGTTTCTACTTCATTGTAAAACTCATCTAGCTCTTTTGTTGATTGTGGCTGTGTGTTAATCTTTGGATCTTTTTTACGATATTGGTTTAATTCAAACACTTGACACATCATGTCTTCAAGATCATCGAATCTGTGTTGATAGATTGTTTCCATAGCCATAAGAAAATTATCAATTTCATCTTGAGTCATTGTTTCACGTTGCCAAAATCTATCACGAAACAAGCGAATGTCTTCTAGCACCCAACTGGCTCGCATAATTTTTTCTTCAAGATCAAAACGATCAACCATAGTCTAATTCTCCTTGTGTTGTTACACAATAATCTATTACAAATTGTTTAAATTCTTCATAACTCACATTATGATAAGGTCCCCAATTGGCTCCTTTAATTTCGTTGCCGGTTGGGTCTTTTACTATGTGCCAAAATTTTCTTGTGCGATCATCAGGATCATCATCATACTCGCAAAAGTATTGATATCCAAGATACTCCATATCAGATCTCATTGTGTTACCTTTTTTTAAGAAACAAACGAAACTCTTTCATACACGATCGAGTTAGTTCATTGACGTTGTAGATTACATATTCTTTTGAATCTGTATTGTAAAATCCCACTTGATCAATGTGACCATTTGATTTGTTTTTGTTGATACAGAGTTCAATGTTTTGGGGCTTTGATTTTTTCACTAGACCAAAGAATTCGTTGATGAACTGTTCAGACATTTTGTTTTCCTTCTGTGCTGTAAATGGAAGTTTCTATTAACGTACTTTTATAGTAGTACAGGTTTTATTTCTTGTCAACCGTTTTTGTGTTTGAATTTATTTTTTCTATGATTTGTTGTGTTTGTAATTGTAAATCTTCAATTGTAGAATTGTTGTGAATTTCATAATCAATTTTTTGATTGACCCAATCCCATTCGCTTTGGTGTATACCCATTTCTGCTAGACTGTGTTGACTAAAAGCATCTCCAGATGCGGCTTCAACTGCCATTTCATACCAATGTGGAGTTCCGCCTCTTTGCACTTTAATTAAATAACCACCTAATGATTTTATCAAACTAACTTCGTTTTTAAAACGGCAATCGCTAATTACTATTTTTTTCATGCCACTTGACACATAACGATTTTCTAAACTGTGTAGCCAAATGTTTGGATTAAAACTATCTCTAAAAACTTCTGTGCCAATCAACTGCAAAGCTAATCTTGGTGTAAAAGTTTTGAAACCTAGTTTACTACTCCACCATGGATCAGACGCTTCTCTAAATTTACGACTGGCTTCAGTTTTGCCTTCCAGCATTTCTTTTGGCCACCCAAAAATATGAGACACAGCATCTTTCAACGGATTAGCAAAAGACTCATGCTTATACCCATTGTCTTTGAAAACTTGAGCAACAGTGTCCTTACCGGCACCTATAAATCCAACAATACCAACAATCATATTAATATATTAACTTATTTTTTGTGATTAGTCAACAAAAATTATCCAATAACCCAAGTTAGTGGATCTTCGCCTGTGCCGTATGTTTCAATTTCTCTGTCAAGACGTTCCATGGCAGATTGAGCTTCTGCTTTTAAATCAGCACCATTAAGAGAAACACCACCAGCCGCACCAGGTAAAGTACCATATTTAGATCTGGCTTCACCCAACATCATTTTACACTGTGCAAGTGCATAATCTCTTATCCATGGTTTACTGTATCTTTGATCAATTAAAGTTTCAGCAGGTTTTTCCATGTAAACTTGTAACAGCACATTTTCTTTGGATCTGGGTCTTCTCATTAGTATTAATTTTTGTTTTTCTGTTACATATTTGAAGTTTAAATAACCACCAAATAGTCTTCTAACAGTTTCTTGGTATTGTGCAAATGCATCCCATGTTAGCAATCCACCTATTCTACCACCCTGCAAAAAGTAAAGATTAGTGTAAGCAAGTTCAAAAGGATCTAAATCAACAGAACTTGATGATCCTGCAACTGATCTTCTGAA